AGTCAGTTATATCTCTAACAACAAATTTGCTATACAAATGACTAGTCCTAACACTATTCATTCTTTTTAATACACTTGGAACCAATGCCTCTGATCTATCTTCACCTGATAAACTCAACTTAGGAGATGTGCTCCAAGTTACATGTATTTTAAATCCATTATCATCATTAAAATAATCTATTAATTCTGGTTTAGGCATCTGTGTTCCATTAGTTTCAAAGGTAACATTTTTTAAACCTATTTCTCTACACATCTCTAAAAGGGCTGGCCAACACCTTTGCCAACCCAGTAGAGGTTCACCACCTGTTATGACTAAATGGATATCGTTCTTCTCATCAAACCTACCATTGGGTAATAGTTCAACAATACGATTGAAAACTTCTTCTAATGTCTCTGTTGTTTGTAAATGTTTATATTTCATAGCCCAACTGGCAGACGTATCACAGCCCACAGGTGTAACAGGTAATTCTTCTATTGATTGGTATGCTTCTGGGTGGGTTTTGTCTGCTTTGGGATCAGTAAAGTAAGGCATCTGTTCAACTTCAAGTAGGTTTCCTCTCTCTTGTCCGAAACCTCTGCACTCAAAGTTACAACCAAAAACTCGTAAGAATATACTAGGAGTTCCTACGAACCTTCCTTCACCTTGTATGCTATAAAATACTTCCGAATATCTAAGTTTCATTATCTAGTTACATTATATACGATCTAACAACCAATTATCAACTACTTATTTGTCCGTTTTGCCTCTGCCTCTGCTGCTTCCTTTGCTTTAATTTTCTTATCTAAATATATTGGTCTACGCTTAACTACTTTCTTACCTTCATTAGCTTTATCAGCTTTGGCATTGTCTGCTTCTAACTGTTCAATGATATTTCTCATGTAACTAAGGTATTCATTGGAATGTTCTTCACCGTCAGCACCTTGTTGTAAAATTTGTTCTATATCTAGACTCTTAATGTATTTAAATTTCGTTTCCATTTGACGTTTCTCTTTTTGGATACGTCTAATGAAAGCGTAGTATGTGATCTGTGTAAAGTATGCAAAAGGATTTTTAGATTTAGCTGGATCAAAGTTGTCCATATATGTAAGACAATTTTCAATACCATCTAGAATCATTTCATCTCTAAATGTGTAGTTTACAAAATTTGATTTAAAGGCTAAGTGATTTGCTATTTTAACAAAGCACTCTCCTATATAGTTTGTTACTTGTGGTTTGGGTTCGCCACATTGTTCTGCCTCTAGCCTCAGTTCTCTATACGCACTTATCTTAACAAGGAAATCCTTGTTGTCTATATAGTGAGCTGAGTTTGGGTCTCTCCTTTTTGCCATAATATACTCCTAATGTATTTTCTTATCTAGAACAGCGTTGGCTAGCTCTTCTAATAACTCCAAATCTAATTCAGGGCTTGGGTCTTCTTCAATAAAGTCCCCTTGCCACTCAGGCTGACTAAAATATATTGACTTAACCATCCTGTGATAGCCAGGAACGAAGTTTGCTTGTAAGTTTGCTACTGTAATAACATTCTTACGTTCTATAGCAAACGTTTGCTCTTCTGATACTGCTATCCAAGGCCTTAGGTTAATTGATTCTCCTAATATGCCCTGTGGTGTAGGCATTAATTGAGGTACTAGCTCAATAGGATGTTCTATATTTACCACGTCATCTCCATAACTAATTTTGCCGACTAACGTTGAGCCGTCCATCAATTTAACGATACTTATTTCTTGTTTAGACATTTATTTTCACCAATTTATAATTAAACCCTTCTTCGTTATAGAGTTTAATACGTTCTATTAAATGATTCAATGTATAATTCTTGTGTGATTTCCACGATAAGTCATCACCAATATCAAACAAGTTACATACAACCTTTTTGTCTCCTCTACGAAGTCCTCTTCCTATTGATTGTAAGTTTCTAATTCTACTCTTACTAGGAGAGGCAAAGACAATATTATGTAGGTTCCTTATATTTATACCCGTAGAAAATGTACCGTACGAAGCAACAATAATAGCATTAGCTTCTTTTTCTGTTAATGCTCTTATTTCTTCTCTTGTTTCTGTATCTGTGCCTCCATGTACAAAGAATACAGAACGATTTTCGTCTTTAAGCATGTCATATAATACCCTGCCATGCTTTTCTACATATTGAAATAGTAATAATGTATTGCCGTCTTGCGCTATCGTTAAGTTTTTAATGATTGCATTTCGCTGAGGATTAGTAACAATCCAATCTATCTCTTCTTGATATGTTTTCTTTTTCATGTCTTTCTTTTCAGCATCTTTATAATTTAATGTGCAACAAACAATTTTTAAATTGGCAAGCTGTTTGTCGTCCATTAGCTTTTTAGTAGTTGTTACCTTGTGTACCCTTCCAAACGTTCCTTCTAATACTAATTTATGAGTCTTTGAACCGTCTAATGTACCCGTAGTGCCGATCCTATAGGGTGTGTTAGTACATTTATTCATTAAAGTTGTAAGGGATTTAGCCTTAAATAAATGAGCCTCATCTCCATAGAATACATCAAAGTCTTTGAACCAAGCCTTTGGGTACTTGTATATTGACTGCCATGTGCTTATTGTAACAGGGTATTCATTACTCTTTTCCTTGCCACCATATATTCTATGACAGTTTTCTGATACTCTCCACGTGTCTGCACTAGCATAGTCCTCAAAGTCACCGTACATCTGTTCTACTAATGATGTTGTTGGTACTACAATGAGTTGCTTACGTCCTCTTGCTTGATGATACCTTACCAGAGAATATATAATGAGAGACTTACCACTAGCAGTGGGAGATAGAAGTAAAGATCTACCTTCTCTAATACAATGATCAACCGCGTCCCTCTGATAGTCCCTAATTTGAATTCCTTTGCCATTTGCTTGTAACCTCAATGAGTCTGTTAATTTTTTAACGTCTGTCTGCTCGCTAATATCTTTTATGTCTACTTCTATTGGATATTCTAATGTAGTAGCGAAGTCTTTTAAGTATGGTAGTAGCCCTACATATAATTCTTTTGTGTACATGCTATATAGTCTTGCTTTACCGTCCCACATTCTATTTCTATATAGTGGCATGAACTTAGCTCCTGGAACATCAAAAGTAAAGAAGTCACATATCTCTTGATCAGTGCTTAGGTCTGTATCTATTTTTAAATATACAGAATCCTTTTGTCTTACTTTTATCAAAACTTTTTTTGCTCCAAAAAGGTCGTCATTTTTTTCTCACTATAAAAGGCCGTTAGTAAACTTGGTCCATTCAATAGCGTTTTTAATATCGAAAGAACGGGCGTTTAAACTCCTCATAACACCCTCTATAAGGGTTATACAAGTGTCTATATACTCGACTTTATCAGTTAGTTTAATAATATCTGCATCTGTGTCTAGGAAGTCATTCATTTGATTGTTCAAAGGAGCGTTGCCTAGGTACTGTTCCCAACCAAAGCTGTTAAGCTCTTGTTGTGTTAATTCTCCTCGATAATACTGCCATTTGACACGTCGTAAGGTTAGTAAGTTGGATTTATTTTTGCGCAACTGTAATTTAAACGTAGACAACATGTTTAAATACTTGGCATGCAGTTCTGGTGTTTTTATGGACTCATGACCTAAGTTAAGCTCGTCAACTACACAGTCTTCGGCCCACATGTCCTGCAGTTCATTTAATGTAATCATAGTATAATTATAGTTGGTTACTAACTAAGAATCAAGTACCAATAGTACCGTTATTCAGCAACGTCTGTAATTGTGATAATAAGATTTTGTTTTACTGTTGTTGTGCCATCTGTAACGCTAACTGTCGTCGTATAACGGTCCTTGACTTCAAAATTTGGTGCTGTTGCGAAGGTTAATACTCCTGTTGTTGAAACGATACTCATAGAACTTGCATCATCACCGGCTATACTGTAAGTTAATGTATTGTTCTCAGGATCGGTAGCTACAATGGTACCAATGGCTGTTTGGTTCTCTGCTGCCCAGAAATATCCTGACGATGTAATAGTAGGTCCGACATTAGTGGCAACAAACGAAATGGGGGTGGTTGTTGTTTCAATTATGTAATCTTTATATCTAAACATGGCAATACCAACCATATAATCTGTTTGTCCTGATGAGATTTCAAAATCTAATCCTTGTAAACTAACAGGGAAGGCATCTCTAAATATAATTTGAGTAATTGGATTGTTGTTAGAGTCTAATAGAAATAAACTTGCATCTGAGTTGGTAAACTCTGGCTTCCTTACATCTGGAAACCTATACTCCTGACTCTTTCCATAATCAGTAAACTGTTTGTGGGATTCTGGAAAGCCTAATCCAACAAGCCAGTCGTATAACTCTTTATAATTTTTCATGTCCTCTTGTATCAAGAAACGTATCATTAAAGTACCAAAGTCTAATTTGTCTCCTGCATGTGGTATGTCAATAAGTGGTGTGGCTTGTACTGCGGGTGGTAGGTTCATTTCTGGAATGTTTGCTGCTTGACAGAAGTAAGACACGTTAGGAATGTTGTGCACCTGAAATTTAAAAGCATTAGGTCGTAAATAATCTAATTCATTAGGATTATTTTCAGACCAACTCGCTTCTGTTACATTAGTAATATTTGTTGTTGTCATCTACCTTGTCCTCTGTATTTCTTATGACTAGCTTTTTTATTCTTGTTCATTGTACTTGTAGAAATTTTTACTCTTCTTCCACGCCCACCTTGTCCTTGGCTTGTACACTTTTTCGTTGAGTCTAATCTAAATTTTCCTATCCAAGCCATTTAAAATCCTACTGATACACCACAACCACACGCTGCTGATTCCATAGGGTTATGAAATGCAAACCCTTCAGATATTAAGCCATCTTTTTTCCAACTTATAACTGTTCCATCTAAATAATTTTCTGACATAGGACATATCCACATTTTAAATTTTCCAAAATCAATTTCAATGTCTCCTTCTTGTGGTCCGTCAGCATAATCAAATTCGTATTGAAAGCCTGCACAGCCTCCACCCATCAAAGCAAAGCGTATGCCTGCTCTATTTTTAGTCTTTTCTATAGCATGTATCATTGCATCATCAGTAAAATCTATATTCAATTAGGTCCTCCGTTATGTTTACGATCCGCTTTCTTCTGTTCCCAATGTACAATCGCCTGGTTAATACTAGCTTCTGCTAATACAGAACAATGCAATTTAATGGGTGGTAATTTCAGTGCGTCAGCTATGTCTCTATCTTTAATAAGTTTAGCCTCTTCAATCGTCCTACCCTTAAGCATGTCCACAAACAATGTTGAGCTAGCTATTGCTGAGCCACAACCATATGTCTTAAATTTCACATCTAAAATTGTATCCGTTTCGGGATCTAATTTGAGATCTAACTTCATGACATCGCCACATGCTGGTGCTCCTGTCATTCCAGTGGCAACATCTGGATCATTAGGATCAAATCTGCCTACTGCGTGTTTCTCTGGGTTTTTTAATACTGATTCAAATCTATCTACTACCTCTTTG